GATAGGGCGTACAGAGGCTAACCGGGCAACTACAATGGGACGAGTAGAAAGCTATAATACAAGTAAGCTGGTTAAAAGCGTAGAACATATTACGGCAGGAGATAAGCGTGTATGTCCGATATGCGACCCTCTAGAAGGAAAAGTATATACCTTAGCAGAAGCAGGGACAGTAATACCCGTTCATGTGATGTGCCGTTGTACGATTGAAGTACACGAGTATAATGAAAACATAACCCCCACAGCCGCAGAAAATAATTTTAAATTAGATAAAGTAGATAGAGCAGTAAACACAGCTCCGATTAGTTGGGGAAATGCGCCATTGGTACGTTGGAATACACGCACTAGAACTATAGCAAATGATATGAAACGGTACGAAAAACATTTAAAGGCACATGGTTTAAATACTCCAGCAGGTCGTAAACAAGTTTATGCACGATTAGAAAGTCAATTACATGATTTAAAAGTTACGAGGTTAGACGGTTTTAAAAGTGCAGATATACGACGACTCTATACACTGCACACCGTTAAAAATACACGGCATAATATAGCACGTAATTATGTTGGCAAAGACAGGATGCAACCGACAACCTACGGGCTAAAGAAAATTTATAAAAGAAAGCCTCGTGCGCTTGCTAGTACGACGGATGCCAAGTATGGGCAGTTTGGCGGTCAAGGCTTTGACCGAGCCTATAGAACGGAAATTTATACTGATATGATGTTTAGACCAAAGACTACGGTACGAAACTTGCAAAAAACTATAGCGCATGAAATGGGTCATCAACTTCATCTTAATTCTAGCAGAGAGTTTATGGTAGCATGGAACAGAGAATATCTACGAACTTACGCAAATGTTGAAGTATTATATTACAAGCCTGTAATCGAAGAAGGTGTAAGGATAGGGAAAACGCCAATTTATAATTTAAAACAAGCGGAATTTATTTCTCATTATGCGACTACCACGAATCTAGAAGATTTTGCAGAATCATTTGCGGCATATGTCTATAATCCAAAGCTATTAAAAAAGATGACTACGCCTAGGTATAATTTAGTCGAGGGCTTTATTAAAGAGACAAAAGAGGTATAATAGAATAAGGAGTACTATAAAATGCCAAAGAAAAAAGACATACATTTAATACAAGGAGATGCAGTAGCAGTCCTAACCGTTGAAAACAATAAGGTTACACGCTATAGAGGGGATGAGGCTATAATAGAGATAGTCAAGCCAATGTTTGAAACCTCACTAACTACGAATGGCGGTGGGAAAGATGTAGATGAGGACGGCTATGGTGTATTTATTACAACTGAAATAAATTTAGAGCCTGGAGATAACGATTTTATACAGGCAGTACTACTAGAGAGAATATTCCCTAGCGGATTAAATGTGGCCACAGATGTGTAAAATAATTAAATGCCCGTCGTGCGGCAACGACCATGATTTACAATTAGATAATCTTGCCCCGATAAATTTTTTTACGTTGACGCTATTGGATAACTGTTCTACGTGTGATGTAATAATTACAGTTAAATTAAATATGCTATCAAATAAAATTAATATAGTGCAAGTTTCGAGCGACAACGAAAATTATGAGGGAGGCAGAAGTTAATGGAAGGTAAATTAAAGGAATATAAGAAACAGTTAAATGATTTATTTGCGTTACGAGATGTGTACTTTACTTTAAAAAATAGCGCAGAGAGAATCAGTAATTTTGAGGATACGCATGACTTACTGCCAGACGTTAAAGAGAGCCTAGACAAGATATTAACTACATTGGATAGTGTCGAACATGAATTGATAGCCGACATATCTAAGTTAAAGGGGAAGATAGAGAATGACTACGAGAAAAGAGAAGATTAAAAATATTTGTAAGAAGTTATATATACTGTGGTGTAAAAATCAGACCATAGGACTTGGAATGCTACTTACCATTCTTTATGGTCGTGCTAGTGAAGGAAAAAAAGAAATGATAGATATATCAGACAATGGCTTTGAAAAGGAACTAGATTTGGAGATTACAAAATGCACGAAATAAAATTTAAGTGTAGTAACTGTAAAGAACATATCAGTATACAAGGGACATTACGAAAAATTTGTCCTAACTGCGGACACGATAATGACCCCAAAAAAGAGATAGAGAATAACATATCTATACCATTAGAAGACCCCAAGAAGGCAAAAAATAGTCTTTTGAAATTTATCGGAAATATATTATCTTTTTAATAAGGAGCGTATCATGGGCTATAATATAGGTGTACGACATGCAGGAAAAGGCGATAGACTTAGATCAAGAGCCAAGATACTCAACGAGCGCATATTTTTGACAGATAAAGAATCCAAAAGAAAAAAAGACGGACACTGTAATTTATGCGACCTACGAATTTACCAAAGTTTTACTTTCCGCACAAAAGAAAAAACCCTCACAGTAGGCCGATGCTGCAAGAATAAAATCTATAAGTAAACTGCAAATGCGCCCATCAAATAAGTATAAATAGTAAAATATGACTATTTTAAAACATTCTTTATAATATAACATAATATAGGAAAGAGGGCATAAGATGGAAGTACAATTATCTCAAGCATTAGTAGGATTGAATATAGCAGGCATACTTATAACAACTGGCGGCTTTATTATGATTAAGTTTAATGATTTAAGACACCTAGCCAAAGATGTTAAGCGAGTAGAGAAAAAATTAGATGCCGTAGAAGCAACGGTAAACAAGAATACTACAGATTTGGCCACAGTAAATACACGCTGTAACGAAAGACATAAATAATAAGGGGTTTATGATAATTCAGGTACTAGAACACAATATAAGAAAAACCGAACCTTGTATATTATTGAATAAGAATGTACTAATAAACATGCCCACCTTAGCCAAAAATATCGAAGTTGACCATATACTATTAACTCATGCACACAAAGAAAATATAGAGGGCTTTAAGCAGATAATAAAAAAGAAATCGGGACTCACTTCTATTTATTTACATAAAGACCATGAACACGCTTTAATGCACAACACCCCAGATTTAACAGATAAATGCATAGTCAGAAATCTAATCCCAAACAAAAAATTTAAAATAGACGGCATAACGATACATCCGATACATGTACGCCATACAGTACAAAAGAGTCACACGGACATATGCCTAGCATTTCTTATAGATAAACGCATAATGTACTGTAGCCCGTGTAGCGATATACCAAAAAAGAATTTAAAGCACTTTAAAAACTTAGACGTGCTGATTTTAGACGGCGGATATAGAGGCACAGCCCGATACGATGACCATTTATCTATGAGTAAGGTATTAACGATTGTTAAAGATTTTGATATAAAATACTTATATTTTCTAGGCACGCATAAAGATTATTGTATAAAAGGTAAAATGCGCAATAGAACCACCAATATAGATACGCTATTTACGGGCGATATAATAAAAGTAAAATAATATTTATATATAGTATTCTTTATAATAGATTATATTGTATAGTTCAACCAATACGGAGGTTTTATGTATCCAGTCGAATTTAGATTTTTGACCCAAAATATTACAGTAAAGCAAGCAGATAAGAAAGACAAAGGTTTTTATGTTAGTGGCTATGCCTCAGTACACAGTATAGTTGACCGACAAGATGAGATAGTAACCAAAGCTGCATTGGAGAAAGCGGTAGGCGGGCTTTTAAAAGATGGCAGCACTTTATTTTTTAACCACAATTATGACCAGCCAGTGGGAAAAATAGAAAAAGCCTATGTAGATTCAAAGGGATTATTTATTGAGGCCTATATTACAAAAACACGCCCAGACATTTCGGGCTTAATTGAAGAGGGCATTTTAAATAAATTCTCCATCGGCGGAAAAGTTATTAGTGCGGAAACCGTACGTAATAGAGAAACCGGCGCAGAGATTATAAAAATTTTAGAGATGGAACTATACGAAGTTTCGTTAGTAGGCGTACCTGCAAATGCGAAGGCGCAGGTCGTGGATTATGTTCTTAAAAGTGCAGTACAGAAAGCTACTATTAGCGATAAAGAACATTCAAACTCACAGGAGGCAAGTGAAATGAAAGGTAAAGAAAAATCAATACGTGATGGCATTGATAAAGTTATCGAAGAAAAAGCAAAAGCAGACGAAGTAGTAGAGGAAAAAGAAGTAGTAAAGGAAGAGGAAGTAAAGGAAGAAGTTAAGGAAGTAGTGGAAGAAGTGGTAGAAGAAAAAGTCGAAGAAGTGGTAGAAGAAAAAGTCGAAGAAGTCAAGGAAGAGGTTAAAGAGGAAGTTAAAGAAGAAGTGGAAGACGTAGAAACTGTGGTAGAAAAAGTCAGCGAAGAAGAAGTAGATATGGCTAAAGCAATGAATGACAAACTTAACGACATTCATAAAGCCGTCTTGGGCACGACTCAACCACGTTTTACTTTGTTTGATAAAGATGTTACCGAAGTTATAAAAGATTTTGATAAGTTAGATGTTGGCGACGAAGTAACTTTAAAAATAGTTTGTATCGTTGCTGAAAAAGCAGAAGCCGAAAACGTCAGTGGAGAAAATACTTTTAAGTATTTAACTTTACGTACGGTTGAAGCCGAAAAAGTTGGCAAAACTACGAAGAAAGAAGACGAACCTGAAATTACTAAGACCGAAGATGAAGAAACGATAGAAGAAGTCAAGGAAGAAAAGGTAGTTGAGGAACCAGTTAAAGAAGAAGTAGTTGAAGAGAAGAAGGAAGCACCTAGAGGAAAGAGAAAAGGAATGAATACAGACAATTTAACCGAGAACGATAAAGCGCTGTCAAAGAAGTTAAACGGCAAAACGGTTACTGAAGTTATGAATGACTCCTCTTTATATGATAGTCTAGACGAAGAGACACAAAAAGAAGTTGTTAAATTGTATAAAGGCAACTTTTTTACTAATAGAAAATAATAACGAAAATCTACGAAAGGAAAAAAAACAAAATGGAAAAAATGGAAAAAGCAAAACGTGATTTTTTGAAAGCTGTGTTAGTACCAGATAACACTGTTTCTCCTTCATCTGCATATTTGCCAAAGCCTATCGCTGACGAAATGATTAAAGTTATCGAAGAGAATAACTGGATGCGTAAGATTTTCCGGACGATTAATGTTCCGGGCCGTACATTCACAGTTCCTACGGTTAACTATGATTATGATAACGTTAAGCAGGCTGCGGTTGGTTCAGCTCCAGGCGGTCTTTCTAATACAGCCCCTTCAGTGGGTAGTATTGTGTTAGAGCCAGGTAAGTTGGCAGCAAAAGGCGCTCTACAAGTTGATGACATTGATGATTCAAGTATTGATGTTGTTGATATGTTGTTAGAGAACTTTGCAATAGCATTTGCTAGAGCAGAGGAACGTGCTATGATTTTAGGTACAGAACGTAACAGAACTGTAACTACTGTTTTGTCTATCTTTCTTGGTCTTTATGAAATAGCAGCTAATCATTCAACTACTACGGCAGTAACTTATGACCCTAGTACCGCTTATGCGGTTGTTGATGCAGTTAGTGAAGCTATTAAAGAACTTGGAGTGTATGGACGTAACAAAAAGGATTTGGTTCTTTTAGTTAGTTCTACTATGGCAGATTACATGCGTAAGGATAAATCTTTACGTTATGATATGATTGGTCATAAAAACGTTATGGACAAGGGCGACCTTCCTAAAGTTTTCGGCGTTGACGTACTCGAAACCACTTATCTTGATGGTAAGGGCGAAGGGTCGAACAAAGCCTGTGGAATTTTAGTTCCTAAATCTGAAGCAGTTATTGGCGACAGGCGCAAATTCAAGGTAGTTCCTGATAACGACCCTGAAAATGATTCTGTAGCATATTATGCTTATGAATCAGTTGACTTTCAGCTCTTACACAGAACTGGTAGTGACTATGATGCCGTTGTCTTAATTGACCAAGTATCGTAATTCAGCATAGTTGTTTCAAATAGTATTAATAGCGGGGTACTTTAAACTGCCCCGCTTTATTTAACATCGTAATGTTAAGGAATAAAAATGATTAGATTGTCTACAGAACTAGATATATATTATAAGAGTAAAGATAAGAATGAGTTTGTAAGGCAAACCTCCTCTACTGTAATAACTCCCTTTAAAGCATTTCCTCTATTGTTAGTGTTTGCAAGCCACATATTCAATCCTGAGTATTCCAAAAATTTATTTGAAGAAGCCATAAGAAAGAATTTTATTGTTATTTATTTCTGCGACAAGATACCAGACGATGCCATTATACATGAGAGCGTTGTGTACATAAAGGCCAAATGGCGATACTTTGATACTAGCATTTTTAAAGACATAAATCAATTTTCCGCAGTACATGGCGTAAGTAAAAAGGGAGAAAAATTAGCTTTACAGTATGCACGAATATTCAGTAAAAGATATATACGCACTTCCGCCGACCTCTCTAAGATTGTAAAACAATATCAGAGTATACAGGAAAATGTTACTATATTATTTGACACTATTTTTGAATGTGGCGACAGAGGTTTGGGAGATATTTTACTAACAACATCTATAGTAACTGAATTGAAAAAGAAGTTTAATGCAGAGATAACGTACGCCTGTAGACCAAAAGCGGCAGAACTTCTACAAAATAATCCAGACATTGATAAAGTTATAACCAAATATAGTGACTTAGAGAAGTTACAATTTACCTATCATTTGCCCCTTATCCGACACACAGAAAATTACAAAGTAACTCGTAACAGACAATGCCGTACGGATAGTTTGGCAGAATTATTTATGGTAACTTTACCAGAAGACGGCAAATTACCTAAAGTATATCTTACACAGAAAGAAATACAGAGAGCGAAGAGCTTAGTAAATAAGACACAGAAGATTAAACTGGGAATTAATATTGAGGCGACGTCCTCAGCAAGACGGTGGACATATGGCTATCTATTGGAATTATTCAAATTGTTAGGAGAAGAAAATTCCAAGTACGAATTTTATTTACTAGGTTCTGGGGAACGAATGAAGATAACGGGCATACCAAGTTACATTCATAATTTTATAGGAAAGTTAACGCTAAGAGAGTCAATAGCAGTAATGAGTCAAATGGATATGGCACTAACTACCGATTCCTTATATAGTCACGTAGCTGGAGCATTTAAAGTACCGCAAGTTTGTATTTATACTACGATACCCGCCGAGTGGCGTAACAAGTACTATAAGAGTGTTGAAGTACAGGGAACAACCAAATGTAGCCCGTGTTGCGATTTTCAATTTGTTACAAAAGATGACTATGATAAATGTGACAGATTTGGAACTCCGCCCTGTGTAAAAAGTATAACGCCAGATATGATAACGAGAGCGTTAACGACCTGCAAACGAAGATATGATGTAGCGACTTGTACTACGAGAAAGAATATACTAATTAACAGAAGTAGCGGACTAGGCGATATACTAATGTTAACGTCTGTATTACATGAATTACGGATGAAAGAAAAAGACGCCTTCATAACCTTAAGAACAAATTGTCCAGATTTACTTATAGATAACCCAGATGTAAACGAAGTAATTAACGGCACGTATATATCGGACAAAGATTTAAAAAGTAAATTTTATGATTATGATAAAGTATATAACTTTGATTATTGTTTAGAGAGTGACGGAGTGGCAGGAAAACTTGGTAAGATAAGTGATGAAGACTATATGAGTATTTCACGTATAGACTTACTGTATAGATGGGCCAAGTTACCGTGTCCCAAAAATCCAAAATTATATTATTTTATTACCGACTCCGAGAAACGACGTGTAGACGCAATGTTAAAGACTCTATGGGGAAAGAAAACCGTAACATACGTTTTAAACTGTACTTCGCCATATAGAACTTATCCGATAGAGGAAAGTTTAAAGATTATTGAAGAGTTATCCAAAACGTATAATGTATTTGTTATAGGCAATAGCGTAACAATGTGGGGGCCAGACGACAAATTTAATACATCCTACTACGAAAAGATTAAGACATTAAATGGTCGATACGTAGTAGACCTAGTAGATAAGATAGAATTACGTTTGGCATGTGCAATCATAGCGCAAAGCGATTTAGTAATTACGCCAGATACAGGCATGTTACATGTAGCCAATGCAGTCGATACGACTTGCGTGGCTCTCTTTGGAAATATTGACCCGATACTTAGAGTTAAATACTATAACAATACTTCGGTACTTTATAAAAATATACCATGTGCAAAAGATTGTGGCGATAGAGGCAATCTTATGAGACAGAGAAAAATTAGTTGTCCAGACTACGATAGAGTACACGAGCCAGAACTTTTAATAGGGGCAACTTGCATGAGAGTTATAACTCCAGAAGAGATTATCGAGGCAGCAAAATTATCGCTATATAGCGGAGGTAGAATATGAAAAACGTACTGTACTTATCGGCATGGCATAGAGAACGTTACAATATTGGAGACGACGTTTATTTACAAGGTAGTATAGAGTTAATAACTGAGGCTATAGGGGAACACTTTATTTTGGAATGTAACCTTGAGCAATTTTTAGAAGATGTAAATAATGTAGAAAAGATATTAGGACTAGACTTAGATTTAATCGTAACGGCAGGAGCGCCATATTTATATTCTAATTTTCAAGTAGCTTGGCAGTATGAATTTCTAAAAAGATTAAATGCAGGATACCAGAATGTACCAAAAATAGCTTTAGGATTGGGCGGATGTTCAGGATTATCTAATAATTATTTTAATAATCGTATGGCATTAGATGCAACAAAAGAGACTTTTGGAAAGTTTGATTTAATAGTAGCCAGAGAGCCGTTAACAGCACAATTTTTAGAACTTGCAGGAGTACCATGTAGAGCTTTGTTAGACAGCGCAGTATTCTTTCCTATGCAGAAGTATGTAAAAGAATTGAATCTAGAAATAACGCAGAATAGGCCAGTCTTTTGTTATTTTGATTATAGCGCAGGAATATCTAGAGGGGACATTACTGAATTTGAAGGCCAGCAGATAGACGCTATGTATAGAGCAATTTGTGAGAAATATAACCCAATAGCGTATTGTGTGAATGAGGCAGAAGCAGAGCCAGCAAAAAGACTGGGAATCGAAGCCAAGTGGTTATGGCATTTTGAAGATATTTTGCCGTTATTAGCGCAGGCAACATTTTTAATTTCGGCAAGAGTACATCAAGCAACGTTAGCAAAGTTACTCGGTAAAAATAGTTACGTAATACCATTTGATATAAGATACCTATGTAGTACTACGATAGGCGTACAGCCGGTATTTCCATTTCAAAGGCTAGAATTTAAAGACGGCCCATGTAATTTATTTTATAAAGATTTAATTAAAAAAACTAAAGTTATGATAGTAGACGAAATAAGAAAGGTTATGACTAATGGAACACGTTAGAATTGTAAAAATAAGTACTCTATCTGAGACCGCTCGTATAAAAGTAGAGGCGTTAAAATTTATAGACGAGAGTATGAACGGCCTAGATATAGGTACACAAGGTATGCCCATTTTTGATAGCACCATTTCTATGGACTTACGTAACAGTAAAAAAGGCGTAGTCAATTTACGAGGCGACGCTAGAAATTTAAGATGGTTCAAAGATGAGGTATTTGATTATGTTTTTAGTAGTCATTGTTTTGAAGATATGCGCCCAAAAGAAAAGACTGCGGTATTGAGGGAGTGGGCACGAATAGTTCAAAAAGGCGGTCATATATTATTATATCTTCCAGACGAACAAGCCTATAGAGAGTATTGTAAACGAGCAGGAACGACTAATAACGCAGCACATGCGGACAAGAACTTTAGTATACAGACCGTTAGAGCTATTGTTAAAGAATCCTGTACCGATATATTAGAAGAGGTCTATGCTATAGAAAAACATGAGCCATATGGTTTTTTTCTAGTATACAGAAAGCTATAACTCATGTCTTATAGGCATTTAATAATAGGCGGCTGTTATAGAAGCGGAACCTCAATAGTAACTATGATGTTAGCGAAACATTCGCAACTAATACTTACAAATGAATTATGGAGTTATGAATCAATCGACTTAGTAAATTCTAAATTACAAAATCTAAGTACTAAATATCCGAATATTGGAGATGAGACTTCCACTATAGCACGTCATACTTTGGGCAATAATTTTAGAAAATTTCTAGATTCATTTGATAAAAAGAAAGCAACAGATATAAATGACTTGTATAGCCGATTTATTTATTTCTCCAATAAAAATCCAAAATATTGTGGAGATAAAGTTCCAGCGTATGTATTAACTATTGATAACATTTCAAAAATATATCCAGATTCAAAGATAATTATTTGTATAAGAGATGGTAGAGATGTTATAGAGTCGCAGATAAAGCGATATAAATATTTTATGGAACAAGACGGAAATGTGGATAAACATTGGTGGACAAAGAAAACCATTGATGAGTGTATATCCGACACCGGCAGAAATTGGCTGCACTATATGCGCATATGGGACGAGGCCAAACACAGACTGGATACCGAGTATTATGAATTATTTTATAAAAATCTTATACTTACTCCGGCAGACGAGGCACACAAAATATCAAAATTTTTAAATATAGGGGAATCAGAGTTAATTCGAACTTTTACGTCTATGGTAAATAGTACTACGTATAATTCATGGAAGCGCACAATACCGGAGGTTAATAATAAACTACCTAACGAGTGGAAACATATGCTAAACAAATACGGATTCGAGGTATAAGCATGAGAGACTACAGCCAGTATGGGGAATATAAACTAGTTAAAGAGTATTTTGAAAAGCATACAACAGAACACAAAATAGTTATAGATGTGGGCGCCTGCGGGAAAGAATTATCTAACAGCTATAATTTAATTAAAGATGATAATTGGAAGGGTATCTTGGTAGAGCCAGAAGCGGAAAATTATACGAACCTTGTATCACTATATTGTAGCCTTGATAAAGTCACAGTACTGAATAAAGCCATATCGAATTACTGTGGAAAAGGCCGCATTTATGTACATGACATCATGGGGCACCATTCTTTAAGTCGAAAGACAGATAGATATAACGAAGTCTCCGTTTGCAAATTGGCCTGTGTATTGAAGAGATATAATATTCCGACAAACTTTGAATTTCTAACAGTGGATGCGGAGGGAGAAGACGATAAGATTCTTACAGACCTATTGGACGGTAGCCACTATAGGCCGACACTGATAATCCACGAGAAGCTACATGGAAAGAAGATAATCCCGGACGTCTTTAAGCGCCACAATTACAAAATCTATGCCGAAACAAGGGGCAATCTTGTATATGAAAAAGTAAATAGGTTGCAAATATTGTAGTAAAATAGTACTAAAACACCAATATTAAAATGGTATCTTTATAGTAAGGTAATGTATATATGAACATATTACTATTAGTAAGTAGACAGGATGCGAAAAGTAAGCTATTTGATAAGAGCTTGCTGGAATTTACGCTAAAGCGCCTTGAGCCTAAGCATCAGGTATCTGTATATAGCTTAGACTCTACCCTAGACAAAAGGGTAGGCGCAAGATTTTTTCCTGCTAAAAATAATATGGACGCATTAAGGAAATTCGCCGAGAAACGAGACGCTTTTATGGTTATTTCACGTTTAGCGATATGCGATATAAACTTTGACAATTTAATTAATTATCATAATAACCATGATAAATCAGTAACACTGGTATGTAAGAATTTCGTCAAGGATAAATCAATACCGATTTATAAACTAGACGATAAGAAGGCCGTTACGGCGGTTACCCGCAGGAGATTCGCTGACTGCGGAATTTACCTATTTAAAAATAGTGTTGATTTTAAAACACACAAGAATCTATATACGGTTATTACAGAAGCGATAGAAAATAAAGTACTCAAAGGATTTGTTCACAAAGGTTATTGGTGGACATCTGCAAATATAAGGAGAAGGGATAATGGCGCAACTTTTAACACGGGCTGAAATAGCTAGAATCTTAGGAATAGATGACGAAACAGATATACCGCAGGACATTGTAGACTGGGCGGTATTGCAGGTAGAGAAGTCTTTGCATAAGAACTATGAAGAGGTTGATACGACTGAGGAATTTTTCTTTACAAGGTCGCAGGATGCACAAACGGCATTATATTTAAAACAGATTAATGTAACCGTCACTAAAGTAGAGCGCAGAGACTTAGAAGCAGACGAATGGACAGAGGTAAGCGACACAATTTATTATACTGAAGCGGAAACCGGCGTAGTACTATTTACTACCGAATCTATATACGTAAATACTAGATATAAGGTTACCTATAGTTATGGAGGGGACGAAGCCACGAATTTAGAAAAGAAGTTACATTTTTTATTCGTATTAGATTATTTACAAAAGTATAAATCAGATGTATTAACTTCAGGCGCCAATGTAAGTAGCGACGTTAAGAAAGAAGTAATAGGGGATTACAGTATTGAATATGCGGTAGCTAGTGCGGCTTCGACAGCACAGACAAAGGTCGAACGAGATATAGAAGACTTAACGGCATTACTTGGTGGCAATTATGGAGATTACGAAAATACGGAGATTTTATAATTATGAGCATATCGGATTACTTTAATAAAACAGGGTTACTATATAAACGAACTTTGGGAGTACCGAATGAGTACGGAGAAAAGGCTTGGACTGAAACCTCAAGTAGTTTTAGTTGTGCGGTACAACCTTTAGCACGGATAGAAGAAGGTTACGAACTTATAGAGGCCGGTGTAAGTGTAAAAAGTACTCATAATATTTATTGTGCGAGTACAGAAGATGTAGAAGCCGGGGATAAGATAGTAGTAGACGGTAGTACGTATCAAGTTTTATTGCCTAGCGACGATGCAGGCCGAGGGAATCATTTAAAAGTACACGTAAGGGAGATAGTTTAAAATGGCAGGAATGTTTGATATACAAGTTAAAGGTTTAGAGGGCGTATTTAAAAATCTTGAGAAGGCAAGTACAAAGACTTTACAACATGCCGAAGATAGGATGTTTATACTAACTTCTAAAGCCGCAGGAAAAACAAGACGAGCTATGCAAGGGTGGATTTGGGATACCGGGCACCTAGCGGGAAATATAGATAATATGGTTAAGTGGGGCTTAGGCTCCTTACAAGGTTTTGTGTTTACTCATGTAAAATACGGCATCTATGTTCACTTTGGAACATATAAAATGAAGGCAAGGCCATTTATGAATATAGCATTAAATTATTTGTTAACTAATTCTCAACTAGTGTTTAAAGGATTGATTTAAAATGGGCGACATGTTAAAAACTATAAGAGCGAAACTCGTAGCGACAACTGCCATAACTGATTTGGTAGATGCCGCTAATATACGTGTAGGAAATCAGCCCATAGAGAGAGCAGATAAGCAAATTATATTAATGGAAACATTAGAAAATAGTGAGCCGACATTAGTATTAGAGCACGGCATTATGACTATAACCGTATTTGTAAAAGACACTATACAAAGTCCATATGCCGTAACAAGAGAAGTAGTCACAGAAATTTTGGCAACATTGAATAAGCAGAATGAGAATTTGACGGACGCCGACTCAACAGTACGTTTTTTTATAAAGGACGACGCAGACTATGTGTATAACAACGAGGAAAGATATTGGATGGCAGCAATAGTCTTTAGTTATGTTGAAGGCGAATAACATTTAAAATTTTAAGAGAGGAGAAATTAACCATGTATACTTTTAAGTTTTCTGTAGGAAAGTTGAAAATTGACAGTGTGGAAGTTGCAGCATGTCAAGGTATCAGTGTTTCATATGACGGAAATCCAGCAGAGTTTTATGGGGCAGATTACCGTTACCCATTAGCTATGGAATTGGGAAATCAGTCTTGCGAAATCTCGATTGAAAATGCTGAGTTTAATCTTGAGAACTTTCCGGGCGACGTTGGTGGGAGTCCTGCTAATCTGTTAGATAATCAGATAGTGGACGTAGTTCTAGAAGCTGGCGCAAACGGTGGCGGTCTTACTGGCACAAATCGTAAATTGTAAAGTGACAGCATTTGAGCTTACGTCTGTCCAAGACGATTTTGTTAAGGGTACTATCACGTTGAAGAAAGTACAGTACACCACATAATAATTAATGTTACATTTATCGGTAATGTTATATATCGTAATGTATAACGAAGGGAGAATAGGAAAATGAGCAAAAAGAGAATAACACAAGTAGAATACGAACTTACTTTATCAGATGGAAAGAATTACTCTATTAGGCCTTTGAGTTTGATGGAGCTTAAAGAGTCAGAAGAACTCTTTAAATTTATAAACCAGTTGGACGATAATGCAGATATTGAGAATGTACCTGGCTTAATGGACAGGCTTATTGATATTTGCTTTACTATTTTAAGTCGGAGCGACAGTAAATTAACGAGAGACGATGTAGGGAAAGCCGCAGGTATTGCGGATATTAAAACCATTTTTAGTATTGGTCTTAGTGGAGAGGTGCCTAAAGACAGCGATATAGAGGTTATCTAATGAGCGAGTATATAGATTACGCCATTATAGACAAGTTGGCTAATGCTTATGGTTGGTCGATTGACACCATACAAAACTTGGAACCTCAAGAAGTAGCTGGTCTTTGTAAAGCAATCGCTGAAAGAGAGCTAGACGATATACGTGTTTTATCATACGTTATAGTGCTAGCCCTAAGCGGAAAAACTTGGGACAGTGTTTTAAATAAGCCAAAGGAACCTGCAAATGTAGAACGCTCTGCC